CAGATGCGACACGCGAGCTTATCGGCTACGCAACCTTCGACACGGCTCTTGCACCTGCGGGCGGCACGCTTCTGATCGACTTCGGAACCACCGGCTGGGCACTCGTGGACTACACCTAGGTCGACGAAGGGGTCTTCAATGGCCCACGCTCGTCAAGCGGCCCGAGTATTCGTGTATTCGTTTCTCGGGTCGCTCACCACATTGCTGATCGGTGGTCAATTCTTCATTGAGACATCGATCGAGGGATCGACGGTTCCAGACTGGAGCCTGATCGATGACCTGATCATATCTGCGTGTATCTCCGGTCTGGTTGGATTGATGCAATGGGGAATGCTGATTCTGGAATCTGACAAAGGGGAATAGCAATGGCTCGATACGCGACTGCATCCGATTTCTTCGGCGGGGCGATGTACACCGAGTACAAGCGCTTCCAGTTTCACATCGATCGTGCTGTGTGGATTCTCCAGAAATGGCCTCAGATCGTTGGGCAGAAGGTAGCGATCATCGGATGTGGTCCCGGTGCATATCTTGTCGAAGAGCTTGTCAATCGTGGTGTCGACGCTTACGGTCTTGATGGATTCACCAAGAATGCAGGTCATGGATTTGTGACCATCTCTCCTGCTCCCGCTATTGCTTCGCGCTGCCTACTTGATGTCGATGTGACCAATAATAGTGATGTCTCTCGATTCAGGCAGTTGACAGGCACAACGGGCAATAGAAAGTTCTATCTGGCTGTCAGTGAGGATGTGCTGAGTTGCCTCACCTTGCAGGAGGCGGGGTTCGCCGTTGCGGCAATGCAGGCGCGATCTGATCGAAACCTGCATATTCTGACCTGCAATCGGTCGCCCGACGGACCTGACCCAGAGCGCGATACGACGATGGGGCTCAATTGGTTCACGCAAGCCGCATGGCGAACCCTCATCAATCAGGCAGGGGGATCGACTCACATCTGTCTCGACGTGGAGACGTGGCAGGAGTTTTAGGCCGTGGCCCTGCCCGCGTCTCTTGATAGCAGCCTCGCGTGGTCCGCGTTCAAGAATGGACGCGCTGGCCCGTTTTATGTGGCCAGCGCCTCTTTCCCCTCAGCATTTGATACACAGCAACTTCTCGCCAATCAAAGTCTGACTGTAGGCAACGCAAGCACGGCAGAAGCACGAGCGCAATCGTTCACCCCCTCCGGTAGCATTTCGCTTGCAGGAATCAATTTAGGAGTTGCGAAAAGCGGATCACCTACTGATAACGTTTATGTTGAGATACATGCAGATAGTTCGTCTCTTCCATCGGGGACCGTGCTCGGCACGTCTGATGTCATCGCTGGCGCCAGCGTCCAGACCGAGGCAGTGGGAAGTATTCAGACGTTCACGTTTTCATCCCCGGTATCCCTCTCGGCATCAACGCGGTATTGGTTCGTTTTGCGGCGATCCGGCTCGGTAGACGCATCAAACTATTTCCTCATTCGCAATTACAACGGCGCCGATGCGCCATACGCATCACATGGGCTATCTACCCTGAATACCGGTGTATGGTCCGCTGAGAGCACGGTCAACGATCTTCAATTTCAACTGATTACCGCATTCTATACAGGGTCCGCCCTTTTTGGCATCTTCTTCGACGCTACAAACAACATGCTCGAAGCATGGGGTTCTACCAACTCTGGTGATTCATGGACAGAGATCGGCTCATACGGCCACCCGGCAGCCACGGACGCGGGGTCAACCTACGAGACGTACGACGTGGTGCAGGATGGCAGCATTCTTCACGTTGCGTATCTCAACGCCAGCGAGCAGGTTGTCGTTCGGCAGTTCGATATGTCTACCGGGCGATGGGGTGCGGTCACTGGTGGGACGCCAAGCGCGGTTGACCTCACTGCAAATGTCGATGTTCACGTCACCGGAACCGCTGCGCTCATGCTGGCTCGTCGTTCAGACGGCGACTATATCGTGCTGCGGCAAGGCGATGCCGACGCGATCATGGGTACCAGTTATCGGCGCGTCGTCTATTCGCGGTACGAGGCGGGTTCTTGGACAAACGAGGTTGCGGTTATTCCGGGCGCGGACCAGTCGCATTTTGACCTTAGAGCCATTGCAATTGATGCGTCTGATCGCACATATTTCATCTTTACAAACAGCGTGGCGGGACTTTCATCGAGTGTCCTGACATCGGCGAATAGTTTGTCGTCTAATCAGACAATTGACTCTACCATTCAGGCTGGAAACTATACCGCCGGTCATGCAGCTTGGGTTGACGACTCGACAGACAGGATCGTTGTTCCCTATATCGATTCTGGCGGAGATACGCGCCTAGCCTATGCCAACGTGGCGGATACACCAACGTGGTCAACCACCGCTATAACCTCAACTAATGATGCCGAGTACACCAACAGCAACGCAGGCAGCATCGCCGTCAATGGCACGACTATTCATGTTCTATGGCCTGACGACAGTACACAGGACTTGTGGACTGACTCATGTGTCGCTGGAACATGGACATTCGGCACCGACACTGAACTCCTCGACGCCGTCACCATCAATGGCATCAGCGCCAACTACCTAAGCGGCATCGGCAGCGGTGGCGTTGGTTACTTCTATTTCGACGGCTCGACGGTCAAGTACAACGGGCCAGCAGGAGTCGTTGGAGCAACCGGAACAGTCAGTGCTGGAAGTCTGAGCGTCAATGGTCAGTCAATCCCTGCCACATACAACGTTACAGGATCAATGTCTACCGGCTCTCTCGCTGTGTCAGGGCAATCGATTGCTGGGACGATCACAGTTCCAGCGACTGGAACGGTGTCATCAGGTTCTCATGCTGTCACTGGTCAATCAATAAGCTCCACAACTGGTGTTGACGGTGATGTCAACGCTGGAAGTCTTGCTGTATCCGGGCAATCGATAACTGCACAAACTGGTGTTGACGGAGACATTGACGCCGGATCGCTTGCTGTCTCTGGACAGTCAATTCCTGCGACCATTGGTGACACTGGCGCTATCACAAACGGCAGCATGGCTATTTCTGGTCAGAGTATCTCTGGAACCTCTGATGCCACTGGCGCGATGTCGACTGGAAGCCATGTCGTCGCCGGTCAGTCAATCTCTTCCGACCCTGCGGTTTCAGGAGCTATCGCTTCGGGATCAATGGTAATCAGTGGGCAAGGCATCGCTTCAACCACAGGCGTTGATGGTGATGTCAATGCGGGGAGTCTCGCTATCTCGGGACAATCAATAAGCGCAACAACTGGCGTTGTTGCCGATATTGTGGCCGGAGTTCTCGCCATTCTGGGTCAATCAATATCTGGGACGATAAGCGTCACTGGTGATATGACGAGCGGCTCGTTTGTTATATCTGGGCAGTCAATCTCGGCTGATCCAGCCGTTACGGGATCGATAGCAAGCGGTTCGCTGGTCATTTCAGATCAGAGCATTACTGGCACTGGTGGTGCTGGTGCTGGAGACACAGGCAGTGTGAGCACAGGCTCTCACGCAATTTCCGGCCAATCGATTTCTGGCATCGTTTCAGTTGACGGGGTCTTTGTTTCAGGTGTGCTTGTGATCTCCGGTCAGAGCATTGCCTCAACAACAGGTGTCACAGGCATCGTCAATGCTGGCGAGTTACTAGTGGCAGGACAGTCACTCTCGGCTAGCACCGGCACAACGGGAGTGATTGTCTCTGTCGAGCTGACCGTCTCTGGTCAGACGATTTCGGGAATCGTTGAGGTCACTGGCGTTATATCCAGTGGATCGTATGTGATCTCGGGACAGTCCATTGACGCCTCGGCCGGAACGTCTGCAACGATCTCCAGCGAGGAATATGAGGTTCAGGGGCAATCGATCGTCTCAGCGTCGGCGGCTGACTCGATCATTCTGACAGGGACTCTTGCGGTTACAGGCCAGTCAATAAGTGGCGTGATCAGCGTAGCCGGGATAATGACAAGCGGATCACTGGTCGTCGACGATCAGGACATTAACGGTCTTGTGTCAGTCGATAGTGTCATTGCCTCTGGTTCTCATGTCGTAGCGGGACAGAGCATATCGTCAAGTTACGGGATAACCGGAAACATCAGCAGCGGAACGCTGACTGTTGAAGGCAACGCAATCATCGGTCAGGACACTGGTGGCGAGCCTGTAACCGGAAGCGTCTCTAGCGGCTCGCTTGTCGTGAGTGGTCAATCAATCTCAGGTGTATGGGGTCACGAAAGTTCTGTGTCGACGGGAACGCTCGAGATTGGCGAACAAACAATCTCGGCAGAAACCGGAGTCACAGGAAATATCAACTCAAGCACGATCGTAATTTCAGGTCAAGTTCTATCCGGAGCTACCGGCATCTCGGCACAAATCAACGGTGGAACCCTAAGCATTGACGATCAGACATTTCTTGGCGGCTCTGGTACTGGCGCATCGATAGGAACAGGGCAGTTCGTCGTAGAGGGTGGATCGATTGAGGCATATGGCGATGTCGTTGGTGTGATCGACGCTGGGATTTTGTCCATCATCGATCAGTTGATCAACGCCATTGATGGTTCAATCGCACCGGCATATATTCTCTATGCTGTGGCTCGGGCGCTACACTTCTTGGCAGTCGATCGTGATCTCTCGATTCAGTCTGTCGAGCGAGTGATTGACACCGTCGCAGCCGAGCGTGATCTCACCATTCAGGCCAATGATCGCGTCCTAACTCTGGCAGGAGTTCCGTGATGATTCAGTGGCATAATAACGACCTTCTGACGAATCCTCAGCGAGTGCAGATGAGCAGGAGCGAAACGCTTCCTCTTGGCTGGGACATGACTGCGATTCTGGATGAGGGAGACGACATCACGTCGCCTGTGATTACGGTCACAAAGGTGAAGCCCGGACCCATCATTGACGTGACAGATGATGCCGTTTCCGGAGCCGCGTTCGTCGATCAGAATATCGTTACGCAGACCATCGATGGAGCCGCCTTGACACGTGGTCATCTGTACGAAATTCTTGTCACCTTCGAGGCTGCGACAGGCAAGAATATCAGTGTTATGACAATGCTGGAATGCCTCGCATAGTTGACAAAAAGATGGAAAAAGCCATGATAGCATACGAAGCCAGCTTCATGACGAAGAATTCTTCACCCCCCGAAGCTGGCTTCGTGTTGGACCCGAAGCTGGCTTCGTCTAGAAACATCATAGAAACGTCAATATACTGACTACGTCAGAATGAATCTTTCTTCTCGACATAACGAAAGTGCCATGATTGATGACTCAGAGACTTCGGAAACCATCCAAGAAAGACAGCCTGATCCTGTGTGAGAAATGCGGGGCACCAGCACGTATTGATCCAGACTCGGCGAAGATTGTCTGCATGAACGATCAGTGCTCGTTCATCAGCGACGGCAGGAGAAGCCGGTGGAAGATGCCGGTTGCAAACAGATTCCAGAAGCCGATCTAGTCAATTACGGAATTTCCGTGATACTGTACGCGTTATGAACAGTGCTGAGGGAACGCTATGAGTGCCAAGCAACTGCATGAGGATGTTGGACCGTCGCGAATGATGCGCGGTCTTGTTCATGTCCGAGACACGAGAGACGTTGAAATCGGCTCGATCAATGTCAAGGAGCACATCATCTCTCTGGCTCGAGAGCGAGCAATCGATCCTGATGTTTTTGGTACTCGTGAGCCGTATGCATGGATCGCCGAATCCTCAAGCAACGTCATCGACTTCTACGGCACTCGCATGACTCCCGGCACTCTCGATAACTTCCAGCAGAATCTTAAAGACGGCATTGGCTTCATGCAGTCGCACAGCACAAAGGACTTCGTTGGTCGATCTGTGGACGGCTGGCAGGTTCAGGAGCAGAAAGACGATCGAGACAATCTGCTCATTGGTGGCTTCTACACCGTCCGTGGCCTCAAACTTGGCGCTATCGACACTGACAGTTTCATCGACGGTATGCGCTCGGGCATCATCAGTGATGTCTCGGTGGGATTCTTCTCCGACGATGTCCGATGCTCCATTTGCGGCAAGCAAATCTTCGACTGGTGGAACTACTACATCGATCCCGAAAACTATTGTCCGCACGTCCCGCTCGAGGAATACGAGAAAGTCGACGAAGACGGCAGGCCCATCCTCGACGCCAACGGTGACCCAGTAATGGAAATGGCGATTGGTGATGTGTATGACGGGATGCTTGCAGAGGTATCTGGAGTGTATGATGGTGCTGCGCCCGGTGCGCAGGTTCTCAAGGCAGAAGCATTCGCACGTCAAGGCAAACTTTCCGAGCAGTCAATTCGCAGGCTCGAAAAGCGTTACCGCATGCGTCTGCCGGAATCTGAGGCGAAGAATACATTTCGTGTTTCCGTGCCAGCGCAAGATTTCGGTCGGATTATCGACAGCTCTGGATATGGGTATGGGACGATAGGCAATACAGTCAGCGTGTCATCGAATACAACGACACATGGGGGTAGCACAGTGACCGAGCAAACAATTAGCGCGGCGTTGCGAGAGTCTTTGAAAGAGCGAGGGGTGAAGGGTGATCTGGTGTCACTCAATGAAGACCTTATCGCTCGTATTCTTACCGGCTGGGATGACGACAAAGACAAGATTGAGGCACTCCAAGTCGATGCCGATATGGGTGTCCAATACAAGAACGATCTTGTCGAAGATGCGCTCAAGGCTGGTGTTCGGGCGAAGGGTCAGGACTTCAAGGCCGATCGATACGAGACGATTCTTCGCAGTCTCGACATCGATTCGATCAAAGACATGCGAGATGACTGGCAGCTTGAAGGCGATCATCGCCTTGCTGGCAGCGGGGAAGAGCCTGCTGGTGGTCGAAAGACTATCGAGGGCGGCGATCCCATCAGACTCTCGGACCGGAAGTCATCTCGTGATGACATGGCTCACCTCGGGTAGCAGGAGATACGGAAATGGCTAACCCTCGAAACATCATTTCCCACAGAGGGGTTTTTCGCAAAACAGAAAAGTTCATCATTGACGGGACGAGCATCCAGTACGATGCCGACGAAGAGCACGGCTGCGCTCTGGCTGGCCCTGATGATGGCGTTGCTGTGACGGTTTCTGACAACGTCATCTCCACTGCCGCAGATGCAGAGGGAGTTCTTGGCAAGCTGATCCTTGTCGAGTCGGACGGCAAAGCGACTGTGCAAGTCGGTGGATTCATGATGTTGCCGAAGGGCACTGGCGCAACATTCACGATGGGCGGTGGAATCGTCGGCGATCTGCTGACTGCTACCGAGGGCTACGTTCGCGGAGCCGCTTCCGGTCAAGCAGCAGAGCTTCTCGTCGCGTTTGGGCGCGTTGTTGATGACTCCGACACTGACTATGTCGAAGTTTTGTTCTAAGGGAGTTGAGACATGGCTGGTCTGAGAAATGGTGAGCAGCGGCTCTCTCCTAAAGAGCTGTATGAGCGCAACAAAGATGGTTCACTGACATACAAGGCTATTGAGGCGGGAATGAATCTGTCTCGATTCCTTGAGGAAGCAGACCCAAGCGAAGAGTACGGTAATGGAGAGGTTCTCGATGCCTTTGGCCGTCAACTCAAGGTTGCTGGCATTAAGACGAACTCCGATCCGGCAGTTGGTATGTGGGCAGACGAATTCCGAGTCTTCTTTGAGGACGAGAATCGCGCTCTTGCTTCCGAGTTTATTGCTCGACAGTGGCGTGCGGCTCGCTTCCGCCGATCACCAAGCACTCGTGCAATTGGTGCTTCGCAGAAGTTTGATCGCGACGTTTTCACCAGTGTCGACGAGGCGCTGAACACCATCTTCCGCCCATACTCTGACGCTTCTGATGTTCGTGCCCCCCGGCGTGTTCTTCCGCTCACGCTTGATCGTCTGGTCGCTGTGACGACCTCGATCGATAGCGATGCCTATCGCGCTGCATATATGACCGAGCCGAGTGAGGACAGCATGCGGATGACCCGAGTCACTGAACTCGGTGAAATTCCAATGGCTTCCATCACTCAGGGAAGTCAGGAAATTCGACTGCACAAGTACGGTCGCGGTTTCGAGCTTTCGTATGAGGCTATTCGCCGCACGAAGATCGACAAGGTGGCCTTCTGGGTTCAGCGCACTGCTATCCAGCAGGAAGCCGACAAGGTCGCTCATGCTCTTGACGTTCTGGTCAACGGCGATGGCAACAACAACGCTGCCACTGTCCACGATCAGACTACTCTTGACTCTGGATCGTCTGCTGGCACCCTCACCTTTGAGGCATGGCTCGCGTTCAAGGAAACGTGGGGCGATGCTTACATGATGGACTTGGCAATTATGCCGGGTGCGACGAAGGTCGAACTGTTGATGCTGGACACTGGCTCTGGTAACAACATGGCCTACACGCTGTCGTTCATGGGTGGCGTGAATGACACCAATGGTCGGCTTGGCGACACCGTCGACGTTGCTTCCTACAGTGGCGTTGCTGCTGATACCATTATTGGTATCGACACAACTGCGGCGCTGGAGCACGTGATGGAGATTGGTTCGGATATTACCGAAACCGAGAAATTCATCACACGCCAGTCAAACGTTATCGTGATGAGCGAGGTTGAAGGATTTGCGGTTCTTGATGAGAACGCCACTCACATCCTCGACATCGGAGCTTAGTGAGGATTGGAACATGGCAGAGTACATCTACGTTCAGGCAGGCAAAAAGACGAAGCGCGGTCGAGTGGCGATTCTTGAGGAAGACAAGCGGCATCCTCTTGACGAAGCGACCAATACGCATCGTGTCTTTGTGAAGTTTGGCTCCCCTCCAACCAAGGTCGCCATTACCGAGTTGGTTGCTGCTAAATTGCAGAACAGCGAACTCATGCAGGTAAGGGACTATGATGATGCCGAGGACGGCGGGGAGCTACCTCGAAGCGCGAAGCGGGGCGGAAAAAAGACGACAACGACACCCGCGCCAGAGGCCGATGCCGAGGCGGATAGCGACTCTTCTGAGTAGCAGGAGCTAGACAATGGCCCGAAGACCTTCTACGAGTTTTGGGAATATCACATCTGATTCTCTTGACACTCGCCCTCAAAGCGCGGTGGCTGGATTTGATGATATTGTTCGGGCTGACCCTGTGAAGCTCAGTTGGTCGGCAGCCGAGGCTGCGGCTGCCGACACCGATGCTGTCCATGCGGCTGCGACTTCTCTGAATAGCGGCCCTACGACATGGACCACTGGATTCACCGACCCTCCATGTCCTCGTAATATCACTGCGACAAGCGGCGGAACTGCTGGCGACATCGCCGCTGGCAGCGTTGTCGTGAATGGCACAGACATCAACGATCAGGTGATTCAGGAAACTCTGCCAACATTTACGCAGGATTCAGGGACAACTGTCGTTGGGTCGAAGGCATTCAAGACCATCACGTCTGCGGTTATTCCTGACATGGACGGAGCTGCGGCTTCTGTATCTCTGGGATTTGGTGACAAGCTCGGTCTTCCGCTGCTGCTCCCGGCAACTGTGCATCATCTTGCGACGTACATCGACGGCACAGTAGAGGCAACGCCTCCTACTATTGCCAAGAGTGCATCGGTTCTTTCAAGCAATACACTTGATCCTGACACTGCCCTTGCGGGTGATGCGGTTGTTACATATCTGATTCCGGTGTAACCGTGGCAACCTCGCCCTTCATAGACGCGACACACTTCGATAGTGTCAGAAGGGCAATCGATGTCGATTTGACGCCCGAGGATTTGAGTGACGATGTCATTGGTGATGACATCTATCTCACTCGGGCGGCGAATCAAGTCCTCGCTCTTGATCCTGACGCTGAATCCAGAGAGAACGAAGCAGAGGCCGCTATCCAGCGAGCCACGATATTTCTGCTTGCCGCTCTGCTGATTCCTGCTATGCCTCAGATTGTCAGTGAGCAGTACGTCGACTACCGTGTGAAGTTTGATCAACTCACACAGGCTGAGAGAATCCAAGACCTGCGCAATCAAGCTGCTGCTGAGATTGCTCTCGCGATCGGTGACGAAGAGCGCGGAGCATATCCCCGCATGCCCGGATTCTCTCTGGCCCGAGGCGGGAGACGTGCAGCATGGTAAGGATGATGCTGGATCGTGCCATCAAGCGTTCGATGGGTTATATGAAGAGTCAGTGTGAGATTGTCGATCCATCGCATACACCTGATGAATATGGTGGATGGTCGTCAGACAACGAAGGCCCAATTCTGTACAGTGGCCCATGTTTTGCCTCACCCGGAAACATGTGGCCCTTTGAGATTCCAGAGGGCAATGTGCGACAAGGTCGCGGAGACCTGCTTTTCTACATACCTCGGCACTTGCAAGGAATGACAATCGAAAGCGTCATTCACTACAATAACGAGGAATTCGAGATCATCGGATACGCCAATGATGTCACGGCTGCGGCGGCAACCATGATTACAGCAAGGAGAGTACGAGTATGAAGCGCGTGATCATTCAAGATGACGCCGGTCGCGTTGTGTCTGTGCTTGCAGAAAACGCCAAGAAGTCTCAGATTATCGCTGATGATGCTCCGCATGGAGAGTCAGGTCGAGAGGTATCTATCAGCCAGCGTCCTGATCCTGAGCCGAAGAGCAAGAAGAATGAGGACAAAACCGAGACAACAACGACTGTCGCTCCAGCATAGGTGATGTCATGCAGGTCTATCTGAGAAGCAATCTCAAAGTTAATTTGCTGCCTCGTGCCGCATACAATCTTCCGAGGGTGGCACAGGAAGACCTGCGTGATGTTGCAGATTTTATTGCTGCTCGAGCAAAAGAGTACGCGCCTGTGAGAACCGGCGCACTGAGAGACTCCATTCACGTTGAAGAGCGTGGCCGTGGATTCGCGATCATCGCAGGAAACAATCAGGTAGATTACGCAGTCTTTCAGGAATATGGCACGATCCATCATGGCCCTCACCCATTCATGAGACCTGCGGCGATCGATGGAATGTATGCTGTGAATGCTTTGGTCGGTGCCGACAACTGGGAAGGAAGATTGCTTGCATGACAGAAACGGCGATTGGGCGACCGTCAATTCTCAAGGAACTGATTACACTTCTTACGGCAATTCCGGAAGTAGCGGCTCTAGGACCGGGTCATATCTGGGCACGAGAGGCACCCGGAGACGCAACAGGAATGCAGATCGTGATCAATCAAATTGGTCCCGGTCGAGGAATTGCACCGATAGGCGGACAGGTTGTTGCGGCGAATTATCGGTATCAGTGGAGAGTCGCAACGATCGGCGGAAGCATTGAGCCACTCATTGACATTGCACGAGCAATCCATGCGGCATTTCAGCGAGTGACGATCACCACAGATGCAGGCGATGGCATTACAATCATGACGGTAAACACTGATCTTCCGGAGATTCCTCTTGACGATAGTGGCCGTACAATGGAAGAGCTAGGCGGCGAAATTGAGATTCACGTGAGTTGGAACGTTAGCCCGTAGGAGCAATCTGAGATGGTTCAATTGCAAGAATCTTTTGTTAATCAGGGATTCTATCTCGGTAAAGAGAGTACGTATGCCACCGCTGTTGCGGCTAACAAGCGACTCCTGACAATCTCTGCGCCTTTTGCGCCGATGATCGAGACAGAAGCCTTCACACCGTCTGGAGACACCGCTCCGTCGATTGTGGTCATCAATGATGAATTCACTGCCGTCGACGCTACGGGAAAACCAGACTTCAATGCCATGCCGTACTTCATGGCTTCCCTGTGGGGAGACGAAACGCCAACAAATCCCGGTGCTGGTCTTCTCTATCATTGGGCCTTCCAGTACGACGGTCGAACGCCACTTGCCCCTGTCAGCTACACAGCAATCTACGGATCGGTCAATAGAGCGCGTCAAGCTGCCGGTTTGATCTGGACACAATACGGAATGTCCGTTTCTCGAACAGGCATCGAGTTCACTGCCGCCGCTCTTGCAAAAGAGATGGAGCAGGGGATTGTCGCATACCCGCGCAATGAGAAACAGACCGTCGAAATCACGTATGACACCGTTCCCTCTGGTGGTGACTTCACTCTGACATATTCAGCGCAAACCACTGCCGCCATTGCCTACGACGCCGCTGCTGCTGCGGTTCAGTCAGCGCTCGAGGCTCTGTCCAATATTGCCCCCGGTGAAGTGACTGTCACCGGTGGACCCGGGCCATCAACTCCGTGGGTTGTGGAATTCTCTGGCGGCACACTCGATCTGACCGACGTTGTCCTGATGACAGCCAATGCAGCCGGATTGACAGGTGGCACAAACGTTGCAGTCGTAGTCACCGAGACTCAGAAGGGTGGCACTTCAACCGACATTGCGGCCAAGGCTCTCTTTCCCGGTTACTTTGATGTCTATCTCGATGATACGTGGGCGAACCTCGGTGATACGAAGTTGCTGTACTGCTACGACTTCTCGCTTGAGACAGCAGAGCGCATTGCTCGCACACGTCCGATCAATAGCACTAAGTCCAGCGATGGCTTCGTGGAGACTGAGGATCAGACAACCACGGTGACAATGACGCTGGGCATCGACGCCACTCAGGAAGCTATTGTGGATAGCATCCGCGCTGGTGAGAAGATGTTCGTCCGACTCGACGCAATTGGGGCGGATATTGATGCAAATGGACCGTACATGGTCCGACATGATATGTGCATTCTGGGCACAGAAGTTGGTGCTTTCGAGTCCAGCGACAATGTCCACGTGCTGCAAGTCACCGGGCGATTGGCTCGTGACGAAACATCTGGTCTCGCCCTTGAGGCCACGGTCGATAATACGATTTCGGCGCTGTAGTCGGGGAGTAAACAATGGCAAAGGTTTCGGATTTCGTGCGTGATGAGGCAATGTGCACGATCAGCATTGGCGATGAAAAGGCTTACATCACTTATCGACCATCTCAGATGACCGCTGCGGCTACTGAAAAGTTGCAGCGGTACATCGATGAACGAGACTCATTGGCGTTCGCACGTCACTTCGCGGAGATTGTTCTGCAATGGGATATTGAGGGTCCGGTCTACGGAGACGTCCCGGTCAGAGACGAGTATGGCGATGTGATGTACGACGATGACGGCAATGAAGTCACTGAGCGCAAGACGATTGTTGAGGTCGGAGAAATCGTTCCGTTGAAGCCTAACGTGCTCCAGTATGTGCCACAGGCATTGCTGAGCCACGTCTATCAGGAACTCAACAACGATCTAGGCCCAAACCAGACGACAGGGAGAGGATCGCGAAGGCGATAGGGAATCCATACCACGACATCAACGTCGAGCAAGGCTTGGAAGAACCCCTCCCGGATTACATTGGCTATCTCGTGGCGGCTGAGGAAAACAACTGTCCGCCGTGGGAATTCTTTGAAGGAATGACTTACCAGCCTCCCCGAATATTCTGGGCTGAGGCTGGTATGATTCTTTCAGGGGCTAGAGCAGACGCACAAGACAGTCAGAGAAAGAAGGCCGAGAAGAAATCGGCTCAGGCATCTAAGGGTAGATAAGTGGCTACTGTTGCTGAACTGACTGTCATGATCAACGCGGACACAGCGGGTGCTGAACGAGGGATTGCTCTCGTACAGGACAAGCTGTTTCGTTTTGCTATCGGCATGGGTGGCATCGGAACCGCTGTCAGTGGCGCGTTCGTGGGCTTCCTGACAAGTGCAATCGACCTTGAGACTGCGATGCAGAACGTCAACTCGATCGCGCAGGTTAGTCAGGAGCAAATCGCTGAGTGGACTGATGAGATTCAGCGGCTTGGCGTGGCTTTCGGCGAAGACCCGGTGAAGCTCGCCCAAGGTATGTACGAGATTCAGTCGGCTGGCTTTGCGGCTGCCGATGCTATTGAGATTCTGGCTTCTGCGGCAAAGGCTGGTCGCGCTGGACTCTCCGACACAGGCACGGCAGCCGATGCCGTGACCTCGATCATGAACTCGTATGCTGGCACGCTCGATACTGTCTCCAATGCCTACACCAATCTGAGCACGAACGGCGAAAGAGCCGAGTACATTCAGAACGTGCTCTTCCGCGCAGTCGACCGAGGCAAGATGACCTACGACGAACTCGCAGGATCAGTCGGTCGTGTCGGTGCCGTGGCTGCTTCTGCCGGTGTGTCGATCGAAGATATCGGCGCTGCCTTCGCCGTTATGACTCAACAAGGTCTTAATGCCGACGAATCTGCGACTTCTCTGTACAACACCATCAACGCTCTGATCAAGCCGAATCAGGCTATGGTCGATGTCTTGCAGCAACATGGCTACGAGTCAGGTCAAGCGGCTATCGCTGATCTGGGATTCGTCGGTGTCATGGAAATGCTGGAAGAGGCAACTGGCGGTTCTGCCGCTGAGATTGCCAAGCTCTTCTCGAATATCCGTGGTCAGAGAGGCGCAACTCTCCTGATGACTGGGGATTTCGAGGAAATGGTGCAGGCGATGCTCGATGCACAACCTGTGATCAATGAAACAACTGGCGAAATTGAGCGTATGGGCGCTATGGACATGGCGCTGGCTGAGCAGACGAAAGCTGCCAGCTTTGGCATCGATCGCATGAAAGCCGCAATCCTTGCCTTTGGTCAGGACATTACGCAGGTCTTCCTCGGACCAATCGCCGACGTGACAAACGGGATTGCCGATCTTTTCGCCGCATTCCTTGATCTTCCGAAGCCTGTCAAGGATTTCCTCGGACTCGTGTTGGGACTGACCGGAGGGATGATGGCTCTGGCTGCGGCAATCGCAATCTTTCTGGCGATTGTTGGTCCGATTCTTGGGTGGCTCGTTTTGGCGACAGCGCTGTTCACAGGTCTGTCAGCGGCAATCGCAGTCACGATTCTGGCGTTCAAGGAATTTGGCGCGCCCGGATTTGTACAGAACTTCTTCGACAAAGTCAGCGATTCAGCGAATGAACTCGGTGACAGTCTGGATCGAGTGGCATCTCGTGTAAAGGGATATTGGTCCGGTCTTCAACAAATGAATGTCAACTCATTTAGCGCGGTCCTCGCGACCATTGGCGCATTCTTTCAAGGGTTGGCTCGAGAAATCCCGTTCCTCAATAAACTCGACCCTCTCCTGATCCGCATCGGTCAGGGCTTCAAAGACATTGGTTTTGCGGTCGAACGCGGTCTCGACACCTACCGCAAGTATCGCGACGAACTCAAGCAAATAGGCACAGAACTTCAAAAGCCAGAGTGGACGACAGGCATTATGGCGTACTGGGCGGGTGATCTTAGCTCTGGCACAAAAGTCATCGCAATCATGGACAGAGTCTTCGGCAGTATGCACATTTGGAGACGCGGCATTCAGGGCATGGCTGCCGAAATGAAGGAGTCGTTCCCGCAATTCACTGCATTTTTCGACAATCTCTTCAAAGCGGCAGATGACTTTGTGGAAATGCTTATTGCGATAGGACAGGGAGATTGGAGTCGCGCATGGGAAATGCTGTGGTCAGCGGCCTCAGAGTCTCTAGACGCGCTAGGAGACCTCGCAGGACACATTCTGGATGCACTTGAGTCTGCGATCCGTAACGTCAACTGGGCGCATATCAGAGACATTCTGGTCGATGCTCTAATTGACATCTGGAACTTCATATCAGATCAGGCAATTCCGTGGGTGATGAACACTGCCATTCCGACAATCGGTGGATGGATTGCCTCCGCCGCTGGCGCTATATGGGACTTCATCGTCGCCTCATATCCGTACATTATCGGGTGGGTGAGTGATCTCATTGAGTGGATAGCTGACTTCGCCGCACCGGAAGTCGGCGGATGGTTCCTCAGATATGCGGGTGGAGTTTGGAACTGGCTCGTCAACAATGGATGGGGAATTGTCTCGGGATGGACATCTGATGCGATTGAGTGGATTGCAGACTTTGCCGCGCCGGAGGTTGGTGGATGGCTTAAGACATGGGCTGGGAATCTCAGCACATGGCTGAATTCAGTGCTCTTTGGCGGTTTCAGGGGAAGCGCCATGGAAAGCTCAGCGGGCGTGAGCGGAAGTCTAATCGCAAATATCGGGAATTGGCTTCTCAATTTTCTTCCGCCATCGGTCGAGGGGTGGATCAAAGAATGGGCTGGCAAGATTGGCGACTTCATCAAGGGACAACTTTTCGGCGGATCAGGTCCGGGCAGGGGTCCCTCGGGTGGTGGTGGATTGATTGCCAAAATAGAGGGATGGACTTTGGATATACCGAGTCCAGCAGAGGTCATTGGGTGGATTGAAGAATTCGCCGCGAGTCCGTGGGAGAAGATTAAGGGATTTTATAGCAACGTTGAGGGTTGGACATCGACCGCTATTACGTGGACGCTCAGCACTGGCGGTCCACTGGCAATCATTGGATGGATCGAAGAATTCGCTGCGAACGCGTGGACGAAGATTAAGGGATGGTTGCCAACTGTTGAGGGCTGGACGTCAGATGCAATCACCTGGGTGCTTAACACGGGAATACCCTCAGCGATTATTGGCTGGATCATGGAGTTCGTGAACGATCCGTGGGGGAAGATTAAGGGATGGTATGCGGCTGTTGAGGGATGGACAGCCAATGTTGCGATGTGGATTCTTTCGCTAGACTCGCCTAGCGACGTTCAGGGATTCTTTGACGATTTTGGTGGAGCCGCAAGTGATCTAGGGAGTTGGATCGAGTCGCAATATATCGATAATGAAACATTTTCAGTAGACGTTCCTCTCACCATTGTTCTCACTGGCACAGACTTTGAGTGGAGTCCAGACCTCAGTGTTTCGATTAATGACAATATTGCGGCCCTAGGAGTGATTTTCAGCGAGTTGCGCGAGTGGATGATCATTCTTATAGGTGGACAAGATAATGTCATGTCGCTGACAGGGATTAGAGCAGCAATTGAGGGATACATCAAGGTTCAACTGGGAATCGGTGGTTTCTCCGTTGTCGCTCTATTGAAATTGTTCCCATTGATCGTGGCAGGTGGCAAGAGTATCAGCGATGCCATGCAGGACTATGTGAAGAATGAGACACCAAAGACTGGCATACCTATCTTTGACCTTGCGCTCAAGATTATGTCTTGGGGCATATCGTCTCTTGGCTCTTTGCCATTCTTGCTCCATATGTGGGTTATGGGACAGATTGGCGAAGCCTCTTACAGTATCTACGACTTTCTGATCAGGATTATGACGTTTAAGGTTGATTTTCCAAATCCGCCAAGTGGTGGATCGTGGGCAGAATGGCTTTCCGATCAGGTCGGAGGGCTATTTGAGGGATTCTTGCTGCCGATTGATGTTGGCGCAGAGGGTGAGGGGGCCGAGCCAGTTCTCGATGCCGCTGCGATGGCTGATCACATCAACAATGCCGTTGCCACGGCGGTCGACAATCTGTCAGGGGCTTCTCTGGCTCGCGGTCTCCAGCAATGGGTTGCACGTGCGTTTCAGATGGCTCCGATCGATGCTGGGCCGTCTTCGCAGGCGTTGGCAGAGAAGATCAATCTTGCTGTTGCTTCTGCTATGGACTCCATGAGTGGTGCTTCTCTTGGTAGGGGCGTACAGCAGTGGGTGGCTCGAGGATTGCAGCAAGCTCCGATCGATGCTGGGCCATCGGCGCAAATACTTCTGGAGAAGCTCAACAATGCTGTTGTCATTCAGCTTGGCACATTCAGTGGCGAGAGTCTTGGCGCTGGAATCTCGAATTGGTTCCAGAAGGCGATTGAGACTGCGCAGATTGAGCAGGCTGGTCTTGATGCTGGCACGAAATTCCAGCAAGGTCTTGCTCAGGGGTTGATTCTGGCTATGGAGTCGACCCGCAACTTCGTCTCTCTGACCATTGCTCGATTCACTCAGTTCGCAGCCGACCTGCGCACGCACGGACTGACCGCAGGAACGAACTTCAATCTGGCATTGACAAATGGGTTGAAGGCTGCTGATGTGAATACGCAGATTCAGATTGCCAACATTAAGACGAAGCTCACGAATTTCAACAATGATGCTCGATCGGCTGGATTGACTTCTGGCCAGAGTTTCAATACGGCTCTGACACAGGGGCTTAGGGCCGCTGTAGCGAATACGCAGATTCAGGTCGCGGCAATTAAGAGTGCGATGACCTTCAATGCATCAGCGCAAGGTAATCAGGCGGGTGTCTCGTTTGGCGCTGGTGTTGCGAACGGTCTGTACTCTATGCAGGATGCGGTCTTCGCTGCTGGGCAGGCTCTTGCGATTATGGCGAATGCGGGATTCAACAGCATCTCCAAGCCGGGTTCTCCATCGAAGCTCGGTATCGAATCAGGTTCTCTCTATGGAGAGGGTGTTGTGGTCGGCGTGGAGAACTGGATCAGGAAGGCATTCGCGGCAGGAACGATGCTGGCGAATTCAGTCGCTCAGCCGATAGGGGAGCCTTCTCGTTTTGGCAATATGGCAACGGCTGGACGGTCAACGACTGTCAACAACTACTTTGTGCTGACTCCGGAAGAATTGCAGCGTACTATGAGGGAAGCGTCCGAGGGATCGGACTTCGCACGCACATTTGGCTTCAATAGCAGCGCCAAGCTGGCTTCTATCCACGAGAACTAGCCATGACGTACTACGGTCGATTCTCCACTGACTACGAATCAAACAGAGAGACGGTCATCTCCAATGAGCTTGCCGTCTGTGTATTCAATCGACCGTCTACGAATCGATGGGCGAGGCGTATCGGCTTCTACGCAGGAAAATCAGGCGGGACCAACGCTCAAACCAGAGGGATTGTGTACAACACGAACTCAAGCATGAATCCCGTTGATCTTCTTGCGTATGGAGAGGCGATGACGGTTTCGGCATCGGCCAATTATCCAAGTGGCGGCAATGATTACGAATCAGATTTCGAGTGGGCATACGATGGCAATGAAAAGGGCTTGCAGCTTTGGTCCGGAAACCGATATGCAGTAGGCGTTCACAATAAGACCGCAACCATACTCATGTCATCCGTCGATGACAGCAGCATCAGTGCTGACAATGAGAAGGTTTACTACAAGGGTTCTATTTCAAGTCCGCCAAACCCCATAGGTTCTTATGCCTCCACGCCAGATGGTCATCTCACTGTCTGGCTTAAATACGATTTGAACTATGCGCCACAGACCCCCTCAAACGATCTCGCTCCGTCTGGTGTTGTTACGACAGTCACACCCACGATCACAGCGGACTTCGATGACAAGAATGGTCTTTGGGGCGCGAGCAACGGTGGTTCTGATGCCGGAGACGCTCTGACCTACTATCACATTCAGGTCGTGAGAGTGTCCGACAACTTCCTGATGTGGGATAGCGGCAATCTCGTGCCCACATCAGGAGAGAAATCTGCCAACGCTGTATCTCGTGTCTATGCCGGAAGCGCTCTGGTTCGTGGCACTGAGTACAAGTGGCGAATCCGTATGGCGGATAAGTTCAATGCGTGGTCTGCTTTTTCTGCGTACACAAACTTCACGTCTGCCGAACTGGGATTCGTCACAACTGGCATTCAGCCGGTTGATAAGATCGAAGAAACGACGCCTGACTTCGATGGAGTCTGGACACACGAAGATGCTCTTGACACCAACCGTGTGCAGGTTCGTATCCTGAATGCAGCAGGGGCAGTTCTCCAGACTGGATCAGAGGTCACAAAGACAGTCAATGACACCGATCAGTTCACGATTACGTGGGCCGAATCAGGACTGACTGACCTTGGCTGGAATCAGGACTTGCAGTACCAGATTCGCGGTCGTGACACGAATAACATCTGGTCAGATTGGTCTGCTCTTGAGCCATTCCGGACAAATGCCGCGCCGGAGATTCCGTCGACACCAACGTCGAGTCTCGGCAACATCGTTGCTTCATACCCAATCATCAGAACAACGGTGTTCGATGAAGACGATGAAATGACCGAGGTATTTATCGATCCTCCACTCGAGGTGAAGCTCCGAATCAAAGACGATGTGGGTGCGGTTCTCTTCACGAGAGACATGGAGTGGGTTTCTGGCCTGACGTGGGAATATCAGATCACGTCTACTGACTTCGCTACATTTGATACCTATCGACTCGATGCCTATGCGAGTGACTTCACTCTCTGGAGCGGAGAGGTTGCCTACGCATCGGAGTCCAGTGCGCTCAAGTCTGGTGAACTTAGCGTCATCTACGCTGATGGTCCTGACGTGACGATGGACGAGCCTGATGACTCTGACACCCTCACGTCATCATCATTCAGCGTTGATTGGACCGTGACGACTCAAGCCAAGTATCGAATCAAAATTGCTCTTGCTGATTCTTCGACGTTTCTTTATGACACGGGGGATGTCATCGACACCGTCTTGAGAACCCATGCTGTTCCGGGTGGGATCATAAGGAATGGTTACTTCTACGACGTTTATTTGTACATCACAGACAACACGCCGCTGACAGCGCTCACCGTCCATAGGGTCGAGGCTCTGTTTACTACTCCAGACGCTCCTACGGGCTTCCAGGCGATTCCTGTGGCACTTGGGAACGACCCATTCGAGACATCGGTCGAATTGCAGTGGGAGCAGACCACTGTTCCTCTCAATCAATTCGTCAGGTATGAGATTTGGCGAACAGGAGTCGGGATTGCTATCAAGCTGGCGAATCTCACATCGCCGTTCCAAGTTTCATACATTGACTATGAGCCAGTGTCGGACATTGACTATCAATATGAGCTTATCGTGGTCACTCTGGACGGACTGGATTATCTCAGTAGTGATGCGGTGTCTGCGGCGGCAGTTGTGTCACTGAGAGGTGCTGTTCTCGTCTCAGTAGAGACTCCGGAAGCTCACCGATCGGTTCTGCATCTCGCTGATTCTCGGAAATTCAGCCGCAAGGATCAAAGCTCCCGCTTCGTGCCTCCGGCTGGTCCCGTTGATCCAACCAGCGGATTGAGGCTCCCCGCCCGGCCAATTACCATCCGTGCGCAGAGTCGGTGGTTCGAGTGGGAGATCGTGGCTCAACTGGTCACATGGAACAACATCACGGCCAAGCAGAGGTATCAGGAGCTTCTCGATCTTGATGAGCATGGCGGCATATTCTCCTATCGCGATGATCGAGGCAGACTATTCTATGGCACGATTGAATCTCTGGAAACAACTGATGTTCGACCGGCTCGATACGAAGTGTCGGTGAGCATGGTTGAAGAGACGTTTCTTCCGGAGCTTGTGCCGTGATCCCGGCTGGAACGAACTACTTCATCAATCCATCGCTGGAAACATCACGAGAGTTTGATGCAACACGAGCAACACTATCGTTAGACACCACTACTGTCTACAGCGGCGATCAATCACTGTTAATTACTCCAACAACGGTTGATGAAAGCTCCATTGTTCATTTTCGCAATGGCGCCGTCATGGAGTTCACAAACTACAATGCCGCATCTAACTACGGTCAACCGTTTCTGGCAACAATGGTCGCTATGAGTTTCATCCCGACAGAGGATGTTCTCATAAACAGCGTCCAGTTTAATCTGACCAAAGTCGCCTCTCCAGTCGACAATCTTTTCGCGTCTGTCTGGGAGGAATCGGGATCGCTAACACCCGGCACTCTTATTGACACATCGGCATCGGTATCTGGTGCCAGTCTTACCGGGACGCCAACATGGATCATGTTCTCATTCGATGATCCCATAGAGCTTTCTGGCGGGCAGAAGTATTGGGTGGGATTTCAAAGAAGCGGTGGCACAGACGGCACTAACTACTACACATACAGTACCAATAATACGAACCCACTCGCGAATCAGGGAAGAAGTCTTTACAACGCTGGATCATGGAGTGCGCAAAGCGGAACTACCGAGGTTGTGTACATCATAGGAGTCGCCGAAGATCATCCAGTCGCGGTCGCTGAGGATGACGAGATCAACGCTTCCGCAAGGGTTCTTTCTGAGCAGGAAGATGGTGAGGCAAGGATCATCATCGACTTCTACACTGACGACTCTCTTGTTTCGCAGGTGGGATCGAGCAATAACGGCGAGTGGACCACTCTATCAACCAATACGTATGAAGAGGTCAAAATAATTGACCTTACTGTTCCGGCAACTGCCACCGTCGCTGTGGTCAGTGTCGAGGTCAACACGATGACCGGCACATTGACAAGTGATCGATTCAGAGTTGATGCCATATCTTTTCGTCGTAATGAAGCTCTTGATACCTACATAGATGGCGATCAGGGCAGCGGATATGCATGGGTAGGCGATGCTCACTATTCCATATCAACAAGAGCTGAGGGGGCTGGCGAGATTTATCGTCGTGATTATGATGCGCCTCAGATCATTGTCTCGTGGGAAATCTGGAAGTCTGATGTCGACGGTCAGAAAATCACTGACATCACGCACTATGTTTCTCAGGGATTTATCGAAGGCAAGGGTGATAGAGCGATCGTCGCTCAGGGCCAGATCGAGCTTACCGATGCCACAGTTCTTGACCCTCTTGGTGATTACGTACTACTTGAGATGACCGTCACCATTCCCCCGGATATTGAGTCAACAACATACTCAATGGGACTCTATGAGGTTGGCATCCCGAGCGTAACGGCGTACTGGATGAATCCAGAAGGTATCTTTGCTCTCAGGGATAAGTCGATCATCATTGGCGAGGCCGCGCTCACTGACTCCGTGACCTACGAAGAATCAGACAACATCGTGGATTCAGCGGAAATACTGGCAACTGACTATGGCATGGATGCCAATTTCCCCTCTGTTTCCACGACATTCCCGGTTGACATGTCACTCCCCGTTGGAGATGGCGTTCTTGCGTCGGTGAACAAGATTCTCGAGGCCGCCAACTGCTATCCGGCATGGATGGACTTCTCCAGTCATAAGCTCGTGACTTTGCCGATTAAAGACATCAATCTCGCAACATCATGGGGAACTTACACGCCTGATATGCTGCTGGAAACACCGAAGTTGAAGGTCGACAACCCGATCATTCCGAACGTAGTGCTGGTCATCAAGTCGAATAGCGATGAAGCCCCGATTGTCGGAGAAGCTCGTAACGATAGCGCTGTCAGTCCGATCTCGACCGTTTCTCGAGGCAGGGAGATTAGCCATGTCATCAAAGACAGCAATGTCGCCACTCTGACTGAGGCAAATGCTCTTGCCGCAGCCAAGCTGCAAGAGATGTCGTCTCAGCAAACATCGCTTGATCTCGTGGTCTTGCCAACTCGACCGCCGAGCACTCATGACACGTTAACCTTGACATATCACACTGATGAAGGTTACTGCCTGTGTGGCAAGTATTGGATCAACTCGTTCCGATACGATATTCTCGGTAGCTCCGCCTTGAAGCTGGCAGTCAGTCGAACGAAGGAGATTGCTCACTAATGAGTGACAATGCCAGTCTTGCGATGACATGGATCGAGCGCATCGTGCGAGAAGAGGCCCAGAAGCATGAGCTTTTCATCGCTGAGGCTACCTCTGTCTCAAATGGGAAGATAGCGATAACGAGGCTTGGCGCAACAACTCAGGAGAAATACTACGGTCGACTGAGGGGGTTCGCCGTTGCTGTCGGTGAGTATGTCATCTGTGCGAGGCTTGGCTCGGAGATCGTCATACTAGGCGCTCTGCAAAACACGCTGCCAGAAAGTCTTATCACCGAGGCTCCGGTGACAAATGACTGGATGCCCACGCTGCGTACGATGCAGGGTCTTTCTGACTACGATGTCAACATCAATCACACTAGCACACAAAGCAAGGCGCACTACATAGGCAGAGCGACCGCTGAATACACAAATGTTCAGGTCGCTCTGAATATTCCTACTGGTGGATCAGGATTTACATGGGCAGAAGTAGCGGTCGGAACTTCCCCTGATTGCGACATCAACACCGATGCTGCCATTACGACTCGTGGCTACACCAGCGTGACGACGCCATTTGGCTCCAATGGTCAGAAGAGCATCGCTGTCACTGTCTCGGGGATCAATGTTGGTGATCATCTGTGGGTCATCATCGGCGCTCAGGCAACCTCGATGCCGCAATTTGCCGGTCGTGGATCGGATTTCACAAGGGCAGGGTCGATGCAGATAGCTACGGCACGTCCCTCAACATGGAGTCCGCCTCAAACATTCTCGGCATCTTCTACATCAGTTGCGCCAATCGCATTCTCATGGCAAGGAACATAAGATGCCTCGCATTGACTACGATCAAGTTGTAGGATCGGATGGAGAGATCATCAGCGAGACGATCGTTGTGAGGCCTACTAAGGTCATCAGCGAAGAGCAGATGCAACAGATCAGACAGACATTGAAGGGATATTTGCAGGACTTTTATCCAGGCGGGGTTCCCACTGGCACGCCAACTGCGAATCAACAGAGGAATGCAACTATTGCCATTATCGGTGCATTGCAATACCTTGATAACGAGATGGATGGCTAGTGGTGTACGATCACTGTGTCGGACTGCGAGTAAGGCGAGGTCGATAGATGAATGGACGGAGGGATCGATACAGCCACCTTTCTAGTCATCGTCTCCGCTATGGGTGGAGCCATAGTAGCCCTAGCAGGGCTGTTATGGCGCGAACGAGACGCACGTGCGAAGGCGGAGATTGCCTTAGCAGCCTACGAATCAAACGCGCCCGAGCTTGTAGCCGTTATCAAAGACTTGATAGCAGTTTCGAGGCGCTCCTTAGACGTATCATCGTCATCCAAAGGGTCACAGACGCCCTTACGTCATTCGTCTCGAAGAATCTCTCGCCCTCCGAAACGAGAAGGCCAATGAGATTGTTGGATGTCTTCAAGAGGGGTTCCACGTTCGACTCCGAGCTTCACCGCAAAATCAATGAGGACTTGCGGGAAATTAAACATGAGGCTTATCAGGAGATACGCCGAAGGGAGTTAATTACCGGCATGATCATCGGGGAGAAACACGGGACCACAAAAGAACCGGAGCATATGCCAGATGATTGACTCATTGAAACGCTTGTTCAGCCCACTCGTGCCAGTGATTTGTGTCTGGGTCGCATTGCTGGCATTCGCTTTGTGGAAAGACGGCGACTGGCCGAATGACAGGCATTATGTGTGGGGAACACTGGCGATTATGGCGACTTTTCTCATTTTGGTGGCGACCTTAATGATCAGAAATATGGATGGCTTCGACTGGCTTACGGTTTCTTTGGCGTTTGCCTTTGCATCGTCGTCGTTGATGCCCTTCTATCTCATGGCGAGCGTGTTGTGGCGAGACTTTTTCATCCACCATCGTTCTCACCTGCTCATAGGCACATGCATTCTTATCATTACGCCTTGTGTTCTTGCCATCTTCATGCTTCTCCATTCCGGGGAAAATGGATATGCGCGAAGGCACAGGAATCGAGAGTATGAGTAAGCGATTCAGGAGTTAGGTGCAGTCGAATGAATATCTCGTTCAGTTGGACATCAGCGGCATTGCTGGCTGGCAAGAAGACCGTTACGCGACGTGATTGGCAGTGGCCGCATTACCGGAAATTCACAATAGGAGATGAAGTCACCGCATACGATTTTAACCCTCGCAACAAAGGCCAGAAGATAGGCTCGATCCGGATCGTGTCACTCGACAAGCAGTTCATGAGTGATATGCCTGATTCAGATTATGAATCCGAGGGATTTGCATATCTGCATGATTTGTATGGCGGGTATGCAACCTCGTGGGAGTCGTTTGAGCGCTGGAGAGATACGGGTGGTGCGCTCTATGTCGTGCGATTCGAGCCGGTACAGATGCGCACAGAGTTATTGCTCGACGAAGAGTGGATGGAGAATTACCGGCGTCGGTCGCTGGCGTCACTTGAGAAGAAGTTTGTCGACTTGAAGGTGGTGTCCTGACCATCGGGACAAGCGACAGACGTTTCTCCCGATGGTGAGGCAATGCCTTGAAGTCTCACGTAATGGTGGCGGTCGGGCGATGTGTGGTCGGCATCGTCGGTACGTGCCAGCGATCCACTGATCGTCGTCGGAACCAGCCGGGACAGCAATCGCCCCTGTCCCGGCGACCATCTCTCTTGTGTATAATGCAATTATGGTCAATCGGGGCGATAGGAGATATGACCTATGACGATAACTCGATCGTCAGAGTGGCGAAATCTGGGCGATGTCAGCTACGAAACGTGGCGAGATGCGATCACACGAGCCAGCGGTCCGTCTGATTTAGCGGCAAGAGCTTCATGGGAAGCAGCTAGACCGCACAGTGCATTGCTCCTGAACAAGCTCAGAGCCGAGTCCTCATTCGGCACGGTTGCGAATCGAAACAATCCCACAATTACCCGCAATCCATTCTCACTCCGCAAATACAATGAAGATGGCACTCCTGATTCAGAGAATGAGGGCAACCCATCAGGCTATCTCCACTTCGCTACATGGGCAGATGGCGTTCGTGCGGCGAGAGAGCGAATAACTGATCCGCAGGCATTCGCCGATCAGACGTACAATGCGTACAACCCGTACCCCGCTACTCGATCTCTCAGTGATCTTGTCTATGCCTACAGTCCTCCCGGTCCGGGTGGATCGTGGAATGACACAGAGGGGATCATCAGAGAATCAGTGTCGTATATCAATCACATTACCGGCGAACAGGAGCATCCAGTGGCAGAACTGACGTTTGGACTAGTCCCAGAACCTCCGTATATCGACATGATCGTGCGCAAGGATCGACCCGGTCAGGGATATGATGTTTGTCCGCCACGACATAACATCGGCCTTGTCCCTCATGAGACTCAGGGCGATCCTGCTGGAGAGGGGATTGTCGAGCTTGAATGGTATCGACGCTTCTTCTCCTGCCCGAATGGGGAGAGATGCGGAGATGCGCTCGTGGACTGGTGTTGCGCACGTGATGGGACAGCGGCTCGATTCAATGATCCCAATGGCACAAGGGAGCCTTGGGCGAGCGGTGGACCGGCGAACTGGTCCGATCCAGAGGGGGCTGCGTGGAACACTCGATTCAATCCCAGTAAGCGCAATGAGATTCTGGAGAGCGTGGAGTTTATCAAGACGGACTCCGCACGCATGACAGCGGCGCAGATTGCGTGGGGCGCTGCTCGATGTGCCTACATTGCGGATCAGGATGGTCAGCCGTGGCACGAATATCCCTATCCGTCGAAGCACGGCAAGACGAATCAGAATTGCGAGCACAGGCAACTGTCCAAGACAAGCTGTGGTCAGCATCCTGACGATCTCAGTGCTATGAGAGCGCAGACCCGATCGATCATGAAGCGGTATCAGGAGAGTGGCGGAACCAATACGACTCAGCCACCCGCTCCGGATTCTTATGCGAAACCTGTCCCGATCAAGGAACTCGAAGCATATGCCGACATGAGCGATGACGAAGTCCCCGCTACCGTCGTCGTCGGTCGAAACGAATTCATTTTCGTGAGTGATCAGGTCAAGGCTAAGGTCGACACACGTCGCAGACAGTATGCTGATGACGATGCTCGACCGATCGGTCCTGACATCAGGGCAGGTGCAGATTTCTACGTCCGATGGTTAGTCGAGGCTGGTGACGGAAAGGAGTATTACATCACGCCCTACTGGACTCGCGTTCTGGTGTCAGACACGGAGCGCGTCAGCGACTAGGAGACGTTATGTACATCAGTGCGGGGGCATTCATTATCATCGTCCTGCTGATCATCATCTTTCTGGTGTGATCATGGCAACAACGATGATTCCAGTCTTGTACATGCAGTTTGGTCTATCATGCCTTGTGGCATATCTCTTGGGAATGTTGACGATGATCGTCATCGCCTGCATCTTTGAGTAACGGAGAAAGCAATGAAGAATCTGTTGTTCGCGTTTGTTCTGGCCTTCATGGCCGCGTTGATGATCGGCGGTGTAGCTGTCGCTCAGGTCGATGAGGATACTCTTGAGGATGCGGCGGCAACCGAGGAAGCCGCTGAGACGACCACTGACGAATCGACGGTCGACGAAGTAGGAGACGAGCTTGACGAAATCTCCCCGATCGAAACATGGGAACTTCTCGCCGGTATCATCATTCCGCTGATCGTCGGTGCAATTAACCGTCAAGGGTGGACTGTTCAATACAAGAACGGAGCCTTGTTCGCAGTCTCGGCAGTCATGACCGCAATTGGTCTGTACTTCCAAGGCGATCTCGATCAGGTTGAGGACTGGGTGACAACGCTGATGACACTCGCTCTGATGTCGTATGCCACCTACAACACGCTTTGGCAATTCCTGCCTCTTCCGCAGCGCATTGAGGCCGCAACTGGCGGCGATCCGATTGCTACGTCGAAGTATCTTCGCTCTCACTAGACGGTATACTTTCAGTGGTCAGGGGTGTGTTCTTGCAGGATGCTGATGTGTCGTTCCCGGACGAATGCCACTCTCCCCTGACCACTCTCACTCGAGGCAGACATGGCGAAATTCAAATCACGCATCGTCGGGCATGAGGACGTGCCGCCCGATCAACTCTTGGCGAATCCTCTCAATTTCAGAGTCCACTCAAAACAACAACAAACCGCCATGAAATCGATGCTGGAGTCGATTGGCTGGCTGGATGAAATCATTGTCAACTCTCGCACAGGCCATGTGATCAATGGTCACATGCGAGTCAATATCGCCATGCGAGACAATGAACCCACTGTGCCGGTTCGCTACGTGGACTTGACTCAGGAAGAAGAGAATCTTGCACTCGCAACCTTTGATCCCATCTCCGGACTGGCCTCTCACGACAAAGATGTGCTGGAATCCCTGCTCGAAGACACCGAGGCTCCCAGTGACATTCTTGAGCAATTCCTCTCGAAGCTCCTGCCTGCTGGCGGAAAGGGCGGAGAAGATGCCGGTGATCAGGAAGACGAGCTTGGCGAAAGCCGCTACATGATTCTGATCGACTGCGAAGATGAAGACGATCAGGTCAGATTGCTGGAGAAATTCACGAATGAGGGAATAGCGTGTCGAGCACTAAGTTCCTGATCGAGCGGCACGTAGACATCGAGAAAACACCCCGCGTTTTGCAGCTAGAGGGATTGTTCGATGTTCCACCGTCAGAACGAAGCTCCGAACGTTGGGAAGTTACCCTTGATCTTGATTTCGATTGGAACATCGGGCTTGTGGTCGGACCATCTGGCTCAGGAAAGACGACACTGGTTAACGAGCTTTTCCCCGGAGAAGTCGTGGACGGATGGCAATGGCCGGACAGCAAGTCTGTTCTGGATGGATTCCCTCCCGGAATGCCAGTCCGAGACATCGTCGACCTCTTGTCCTCCGTTGGATTCTCTTCCCCTCCCTCCTGGCTTCGGCCTTATCGAGTTCTCTCCACAGGAGAGAAGTTTCGAGTCGATATGGCTCGAACACTCGCTGAGAAACCTGCTTTCTCGGTTGTCGACGAGTTCACTTCCGTTGTGGATCGGACTGTTGCGCAGATAGGGAGCGCGGCAATAGCAAAGTCAGTGCGCAGGAGAGGCCAGAAGTTCATCGCCGTCTCCTGTCACTATGATGTCATCGACTGGTTGTGTCCAGACTGGATTTATGAGCCTCACACCAACCGGCTAGAACGGGGGTCACTTCGGCGACGCCCAGACATCACGCTGGTCATCCAAAGGGTCCATCACTCGGCGTGGGAGTTGTTCCGCAAGCATCACTATCTAGATACATCGCTCCACAAGAGCGCTCATTGCTTCGTAGCGACGTGGAATGATGTTCCTGTAGCGTTTAGCTCTTGGCTCGCGTCTCCGGGCCATAGAGACGCGTACAGAGAGCATAGGACTGTCTGTCTCCCAGACTATCAGGGTGTCGGGATAGGAAATGCGGTTAGTGATGCCTGCGCATCGATCGTAAAAGCCGTTGGCAAGCGTCCAATAAGCGCGACATCACACCCGGCGATGATTCGATCTCGGGCAAGGTCGAAGAATTGGAAGCTCGTTCGTAGCCCATCAATGACCAAACGGGGTGGGAAATTGTACCTAGAGTCAGGCCTTGGGAAACGTTCGGCGATGACGAGATTGACTGCTGGCTTTGCGTATGTAGGTCCGGCAATGGATCGATCCTTGGCAGCGTGTTTATGGGCGTCAGAGAAGTGACGTTGGCGATGATCGCAAAGAGTTCATCCTCATTCATTTCCGCCAAGCATCGTGTCGATAAAGACGGTTTCTGGGGTGGCACTGGTTTCCTCACTCCATGACTCATTGACGACAACAAGATATTGCCCGGTCGCAATTCTCTCGAGAAGGGCGGCGATGCTCCCGCTTCTTGCGTTCCATCCCTGACCGCCAACCGCCCCGATCTTGAACGCAATGTCGATGCAACGCTGGTATCCAAACTCTGAGATTTTGAGCTTCATTGGGTGGGTTTTTTTCGGTCTTTGATCCGATCTCTTGCCCAGGTGATCGCTAATTGTCTGTTTCGTCACGCCATATTTCGCGGCAATGTCGACATCCATCATTCCCTGCTTGCGAAGCTCTCTCCACTCATTGAGGGGCAGTCTTTTCGTCTTATCCTTGTGCAGCTTGTGCTGACCGCCTGATTTCAGGCTTCGACGATAGGGATCAGACCATATTTTTGCAATGGTCAGGCTAATCCCGAGGTCTGCCGCGATTTCCTCTGGCAATCTACCGGCTTGGGCGAGTGCTATCGCTTTCTTTCGTACTTCCAGAGCTTCGTTGTCAATATTAGCCATGCTCTGTTCCTAGAGCACCGCGACCAGCGCAACCGCTGTGAATATGCTCAGAATAATGATCCACTTGATGATCTGCTCAGTCTCCATAGTCTTTTTCTCTCGCCTCCACCGATCTCCATGCATCTGTCGCCATTCTGCCCCAGTACGCTCGCTCTTTCATGGTTCCCACGTTGTTTTTGTCCATCAGCCTCAGTAAATCGTGCTGGAAGTCGTTGATTTCGCCTCCAGCGTTGCGATACGCCGGGACAATGCTCTCCAGAGCCTTCATAGCGTCCATCTTGGCCTCAAGACGAAGCTGAGCCTTCTGTAACGCTGGATATGCTCCTGCTGCAATGTCTCGCTTGATCGCAACCTCGATCACCGGAATGGCGAGCTTCATCACTCGCATTCTTCGACCGTAATTGCCTCCCCTGATTGTTCTGATGTCATACAGCTTCAATGCTGACACCATTCTCGTGAATATAGTCATCTGTGTACTCCGTCACGCCGCATTTCTCGTAAACACGAGCCATGGCAGGGTTCAGCGCTACAGAGCCGCCAAATGCGAAGCCCTTTGACTCATAGTGCTCTTTGATTTCAGTCAGGAGCTTGGTGGCATGACCTTTGTTCTGATCTGCGCTCAGGATGAAGTAGAGAGTCGCCCACTTGCCGTCAGACTCATCGCCCGTAGCGACATCTGCGACACAGTCGTATCCCTCCCATCGATCCATCGTGCCTTCCATGAAGCTGTTTCTGGATTTGTGCATTGTCGCGCTCATTCGATCCCCCATTTTTCAGGCAATTGCCATATGTGTAGCGTGTGCTCGTGAACGTTGATGTAGACCTCTTCCTCGGGAAGGAGCATCACGGCTGCGACATCATCAGGGAAGAAGAGTCTCTTGAGTCCAATCATGATCTCCCACGGCGGAAGATGCTCGGCGTGCGATACAGACAGATGCAGGAGATAACCATGCTTGCTCCTGTCAAGACTGGCGATGATCCCGTAGTTTTCTACATCGTAGACTCGATACTCACTGATCCATCGCTTCTTTACCGACGCCTCCAGATTTGGCAACTGAATATAAATCCTCGTGACCTCGTGATTCTTTCCATCGATCTCAATCGACGAGAACGCCGGAATGTCGATCTTCGGTGTCCATGCCTTTGTCGGCATCCGCCCTCGTTTCCTTGCTCTCTCAATCGTTTTATTCATGCAGAGAATCGCTCCAGCATTGCGTCCAATTCAGCCACTCTGCCGCTTGTCCAGTCGACCTCTCCGATCAATGTCTTTGATTTTCTTGGCAGCGACCTTCTTTTTCTGGCGTTTCTAATGGCCTCCCATACCTCTTCTTCTGATAGTCCAAGAGCCTCTCTGATCTTGGTCATCGAAGTCGTGGTCGGGACAGAGATTCCACCTATCCAGTGAGAAACAGCGGACTGACTCACACCTATGGCTTCGGCGAATTCATCCTGGCCTCGATACTCAGAGTCGCGAATCTTGTTATCCAGCCACTTGTGAAATGGCACATATGTCTCACTCATTGTCTTCGCTTTCTCTCTGCCTCATTTCCAATGCTCGTAGACAGTGCAAACACACATCATACCTATCATTCGGCGGAGAATCTCCGTCATGATGGTGATATGCGTGAACAACGGGGAATCCGCAGAACGTTACCAATTGATTCCTCGCAAGATGCCATTTCCCAGTTTTGCTGTCTTGCCTTAGCCACTTGTTCATCACGACTCCGATCGTTCAAAGGAAACCCAGTTAGGGTTTTCCTCATAGAGAGAATGTCGGCCTACTTTCCAGTGCTTCATCTGTCTCTTGAGTGCCTGATTTGGCATGATCGATCCCTTTCCTGAAATAAGACGTGCCTCACCCTTTTGATGCTTGCACTTCTCAATAATCAACAGGTCTGGAGATTCCATCGCAAGCATGACGTACGACGGATATGACATGATCTTTTGAACCTGCTCCGGAAGATAGAGAGCGCCAATAGGGTTGACGCTGATGAACAGGTTGATATTGCTGCTGTATCGGAAGTCCTCCGGCGAGTAATTCGTTTTCTTGAGTCGCTCAATCTCCGCCTCTTCATCAGATTTTTCGCGTTTCCTGCCAGCAATCACGTCCTGATAGGCAATATGCCTGTACTCAGGATCGCCGCATAGCTCTTTGATGAAGTTTGATTCCCTCACGACGGCTCCCTCTTTACGATGTCATAGCCAATGGCATCCAGAAT